AAGAGTTAGAGTTGTAATAAAGAACTTTGCGTAGTCCTTCAAACTTGTTTGGTGCATAGTCAGTTACGGAAGCATATGTTTGTGCTGCGATTGGCTTATCATCAAAGGTAGAGAACTGTAAAGTAATAATAGAAGTTGAGAATCCACCCTGTTGTGCTGCTTGTGATTGAAACAATAGAGGTTCAGAGAGTGGACCTATCTTTGCTCCAAGATAATAGAAAGCCCAGCAAACCTCAAAGTATGTAAGGGCTGGTATAGTTGACGCATTGGAATGAACTTGTGAAATAAGTTTTAGTTTCTCTGCTGGTGGAACATTGATAGGAGGAGTGTCGATATAACACTCTGCATAGTTGGCAGTATAATCTTCACGAAGGTTTATATCTTCTTCTCTTCGTTTAGCCAATCCATTTACCTTTCCAAAGGGAGGACGCTGACCACTTACAGCAGGAACATCACGGTGAGACAGATTAAGAAGTTCAAGACAATCTTCTGGTAAGTCATAAAAGCGTTTCTTAACTACCCAAGATATATTGTCTACAACATTTCCACCACGATAAGGTTCTGCTAATCTTATTTCAGTATCTGAAACTACTTTAAGGATTGTATATTCTCTACCATTTATCTGGAAAAGTTCTCCTTCATAAGCAGAACCAGTAGAACCATATGATTTAGAAGTATCGTGAGAGGAGAATGGACCAAGTGATACTTCTGCAAGAAGCGAAGGAATAGAACCAGAGAAGGTTACTCTGCGTGAACCATTTAGAACGTTGGCATTTTTGCCTGTCCGACCAAAGTTTAGGTCTGGATATATTTTAATAAAATCTTGGACTTGTGAGAACTTCCAGCGTTTTGCTGTCCATATAGAATAGAAAGCATCATTAATCAAATCATCAACTTGGTCTTGATAAGTTTGTAACTCTGGTGTGTAGTCCGTTATGTTTTTAACTTTGCTTCGTAGGTCTTGTAGATTCATAATAGATGATGCTCCTGTTTATTAAAAAACCCTCCCTCCCGTTTATTTGAGAGAGAGGGTTTCTTTTACCTTACAGTTATATTAGAAGGATTTGAGTACCCAAACTGGTGCAAAACCAGCAGCGGAAGCTGCAAGTGAAACACCACAGGGCTGTGCTATATTAGCAGCAACATTCCCAGCAGCTTCGCCAGTAACTGCGACAACTGCAAGTGGAACACCAGCACCAACAACAGTAGCATTTACGGCAGCGGCAGGTGCCAAACCAGAAATAATAACTTCAACTTTTCCGCCGACTGTTGCTTGTGCGGCTCTGGCAACACCACAGGTAAGAGCATTACCAAGGGCTGTTAGAGCAGCAGGAACAACGAAGAGAACTCTATCAGCACCAGTTTGAGTTGTATCGAAAGCAACCCATTGACCAGCAGTAATAGCAGAACCAGCAAGAAAAATCTCTGACTGTGAACGATTGAGAGTAGTAACAGTTGAACCAACAGTTCCAGAAACCAATGGGTCTGTAACTCGGTCTAACTTTTGTAGTATAGTAGTAGTAGCCATTTTATTTTAACTCCTTTTAAGTTAGATTAGAATACGTCGCCATTGATTATTACACCTTGGGAACCAAGATGGTCAGCGATAAGCTGTCCCTTGAAGTATACGGTGGCTGCGCGAGCAGTTGTTCCAGAGATATACTCGAAAGGTGAAACAGCAAAGTCACCGTCTTTGTGGATTACCATTTTGATGCCATCAAAGTTGAGGAAATACATTGAGTAAACGTTTGCACCACCGCCGTTTAGAGGCATATCAGAATCTGCTGAAACCATAGCTCCTGCATAAGCAAGTGCCATTCTTCCACCATCTAATGTCTTTTCATCAATGTATCTTTCGTTGAGGAATAGGGTTCTCTTATAGTTTGCGAAAGCTGCGGTTGATGCTATAACAGAGTTGATTTCGCCCATAGGAGTGATTACGTTTGAGGAAGTATAGATGTTATGCATCGCTCCAAGTCCACCAGTACCGAAGGCACCAGCAGCAGTTTGGAACTGATTGAAGAAACCGGGAACGTTAAGAGTGTTCTTGGCAAGACCACCAACAACAGAGGTTTGAGTAGCACCGGGAACACGGGGTTCAAGGAACTTGTTAGTGCCAGCGGTTGAACCGTTGAGAGTGTTCATTGTGGTAAGAGAAGCAGAAGTTCCAGCAAGGATTTGCTTATTAAGCTCTCTGCGAAGAAGAGACATAACGGAACGCATACGAGCTTCGACAATCTTAACGATTGCTTTCTCGCCAGAGTTTTCAAGCTCTTCTTTCTTACTGATTACGATTGGAGCAGCAAAGTCACACCAGTCATAAATGGCTGGTTTAAGAACGTCAGCTACTGCAAGTGATACTGGCTCATAACCAGTTGTCATTAGAGAAATGCTGGAGTGTTCTGCTACGGATAGTGGACGCTGAATCTTGATGCCACCATCTTCGTATTCAATACCACCGTGTTTTTTAGCGTCGTCAAGGAAGGGGACTTTCTTGAAGAGTTCATCTACTTCACCATCTCTGATTGAGTATAGGGTAGATGATAAGAGGTCATTAGTTATTGCCATTTTCTTATCTCCTGTTGGAATGTTTAGTTAAATACATTTAGTTGTTAATCTTACTTGATAGTCCCGTAGGTTATTATCTGTAAGGGTCAACAACTAATGTAAAGTATTCCGTAAGGAGGTTTAGCATTTAGTTGTCTGTCCTATTAGATAAAGGGAACGTCAAGTATTATCGTCTAATCCTGTTGCTGTTCTTATTTACTGATGCTGATGCTTCTGGATTATTCTTAAACCATTGATAGGATTCCCAAGCATCCTTAAACTTTGGCACAGTAACACCATTTACATTTTGTCCTGTTGAGGTTTTGTTAGTAGCAGATACTCTTGCCTTGGCAGCTTCTTTTTCTTTACCAGAATATTCAGCAGCCTTCTGTCCCTTGACAATGTAGTAAGCATCTTCAAGTTTTAAATCTTCTCTTGAAATAAGAAGTTTAGCAATATCATCTCTGTAACTTAATAGGTCTGGGTTTGCAGATTTAAATGCTTCTAACTGCGCTCCACGTTTAGCTTGCTCTAACTCCATCTGTAAAGGATTAAGCATTTGCTGAAACATCTTCGCAGCTTCTTGCTGGATACGTTGCTGCATACCTTCTTCTGACCAAGCATCGTGTTCTATTGGTTTGGAAGCCAACTCATTTATCTGTTTCTGGAAACCACCACCAAGAAGAAGCTCGCGTTCTTTTATTAGGTTTGCTCTTTCAGCATCTAACGCTCTTCGTTGGTCTGCTACTTCTTGTGTTTTCTGTGTGGACATAGCTCGTAAGTTAGAGACAAGCTTTCTTGCATCCTCTGGTAAGTGCTGTAAGATTTCGTTATATGGTTTCAGACCTTTGTGGGTTTGTCCCATTATAGGGTCGTCACCAAAATCTGCTGACATTAACTCTTCAAGAGTTATTTGATAATCTCCCTCAACAGGTGTCTCTACTACTTCGGGAGTGGTGCCTACTTCGGCAGTTCCATTTACTTCTTCCATTTTATTATTCCTTTTTTATTGTTACATACGAGAAGCAAAAAGTGCTTCTATATTTGGTGATTGCTCTTCTGTCTTTGCCATAGCCATAGGGTCACCCATTGGCTCTTGGTTAGATGGTGTTTCCATCTCTGTTGGTTTGCTCTTTAAGAACTTTTTAAATGCTGGAACTTTGGATAATCTGTCAAGCTTTCCAGCAATAATGATTACCGAACTATCTCCACCTTTCATTTCGTCAAGAGAGTATTCAAGTTCTGATGGGACTTCTTCCATTCCAACAGCATCGGTTACTGCTTGTGCAATCATAGCAAGAGCACGGACTACTTCTGGTGTAAGTGCTTTTTCTTTTATAGGTGGTAATCCAAAGAGAGGAAGAACTTTATTAAGAGCATTTGACAATCCTATCAAAGCTTTGGGTGATACATTGACACCTTCAAGAAGAGACATATATCCTTCGTCCTCTTCCTGTTTAGCCATATCAATATCACCTTTTAGTTTCTCTCCCATACCCTTGATGGATTCTTCTTCTCCACCCATTTCCATTTCCATTTCTATCATTGGTTTTGCCATAGTTTATTCTCCTGTAAATGTGTTTGCTGAAAGTGTTTTAACTGCACCTGTTTCGCCAATACAATCTTTGGCTGGCAGGACTTCTTCTATTGCTCTTACTTTTGCTTGAACCGAACCACCATACTGTTCAACTTTATCTTTATATGATTGTAGGATTTTTTCCTGTTCCATTTTGATGTTAAGTTCTGCTGACATTCTTTTCTCAACGAATGAATCTCCACCAACATCTTCAAGAGGGATAAGACCTTTGCTTTTGGCAATCCTTTCTCTATCCATCGAGTTATAGTAAGTAGCTCCAAGTCCTCTATCATAGCAACCATTAACTCCCCACTTACCAGTTTGGTCGCCCCACTTACCAGCAGTTTTAGCTGGTGCAGATACTAATGGTTTTAGCCTATCATCACAGGTGGAACAATATTGAATATCTTTATTCTCAAACTTGCATAATCTTTCTGTTTGTTTTTTACAGGTGTAGCAAATATAATCATACATAGGCATTAGTTAAACCCTCTCTGGTGTTGGTGCGCTTGTTGGCATAGTTGGTATGGACTGCGATAGTTGCTCTGCAAGGGCAGCAGAAGGCAGTTGTGATGGGTCGTCAGGCATTGGCATACCTACCGATGGTAAAGCGGCTGGAGGGGCAGGAGGAGCGGCTGGCATCTCTTCTCCAAATGACTTGGGTAAATCAAACTGACGAATGATTTGTTCCTTAATCTTTGCTGGGTCAATACCTAATCCTTGGAGAACAGGAAGAAGTTGGATAAGCTCGTTACGTTTCATAACAGAAGCAACAGGAGTATTGGATTGGTCAGAAGCAGCAAAGCGGAACTTACCTTCCAGTTTCTCTGCGGTGACACGGAATACTTCTCCATCAGCAATAACTGTATCTTCCACATCTTCTGATTTAAGAAGGTCAACCAACATACGAATGTAAATCTGTGACATTAGTTCGATTGCTTCGTCACGTTCTCTTGCCATTTTACCAATCTCTGATGCAGTATAGTTGGCAAGTGCAGCTACTTCTGTGGCTGTTGCTTTGGTTGCTTCTCCTCTGGTGAAGGGAGCTAATACTGAACCTCTCTGCAAGTCGGATTCAATAGCAAGTAAGTATCGGTCAAAGTTTGTGGAGAGTGGCGGAACTTCTACAACCTTAATAAGACCATCAAGAGAATCAGCATCAACAGCAATCATCGCACCATCTACACCAGCAGTAATCTTTGCTAATGCATCTTCGTCAATCTTGCCTTCTTTGTAAAGGTATTGTCTGCTGTCTCTACGAATAGCATTTGCCCAGAAAGAACGAACAATATTCTTTTCAAAGATTTGGTCGTAGATACGGAAGAGAGAAGAATATCCTTCCATTGGAGAATCGGGGATGCGTGAGTAATAAAGAGGAACAATAGGAGGAAGTGGCACATCGTCATAACTTCTTACAGGAATAGGAGATACTTCATCAAGTAGTTTTTCTCCGCTGGAATAGTTAGGTGACCAGAAGTATAAGCAATCATATACAAGGTCATAGAGTTCAACAACTTCAATGTATTTATATTCATCTGGAATATCTTCATCTTGTGCTGTCTTGTAAGGATGGGCTTGCTGCTCAAAGTAATCAGCCTTAACTACTGCTTGGTATTTCTTACT